CAGGGGCGGGGAGCCCGTGGTGCCGAAACGCACTGCGGACGCGGCACCGGAACGTGCTGCCCATCGCCCGTCGCTGCAAAGCGGCGAGCCCGTGACGCCGGGAGGCGTTGCGGACGCGACGCTGCGAAGTGCCGCTGACGCGCCGCCGAAAGCCGGCGCTGCCGAACCGCCCGGGTTTGCGAGGTTCTGGGAGGCGTATCCGCCGATCCGCAGGTCGGCGCGGTCGAAGTGCCTGCGGCTCTGGCAACGCGCCAAGCTCGAGTCGAAAGCCGACGAGATCCAGGCCGGGCTTGCGCGGTGGAAAGCGTCACGCGACTGGGCGAAGGAAGGCGGGCAGTTCATTCCTGGGCCCGAGCCGTTTTTGAACAAGGAGTACTGGCTTGCCATGCCGAAAGCGATGAGCGGCGGCGGGTCGGCTGCCGGCGTCGAGAAGACGCGCCAGCTGCTGGCCGAGCAGGCGTCCACGCAACGCCATGTCGATGAGCGCGTGTGGGAACGCGATCGCGTTCTCGCGACGCTCAGCCGTCATGAGCTCGACGATCTCGCGCGTGAGCTCATCAAGAAGCTGGGCCGCATGGGTGAAACGTTCGTCGGCAAGGACCCGCGGACGTACGAGCCGCTGCGGTGGAAAATCTACGAGTTGTTGAAAACTAAAGTGCCGGCGGTGACCGGCTAGAAGGGTCAAGGTGCAAGTGATGGCGAAGCGAATAATCCCAGCTGACGTCGACGGCGATCCACCATGGAACGCTTCGAGCTTCCGAGGCTTCAAGATGCACATCATCGACGTTGTAGCCGGCGGACGCGTTGTGCTCTGCCGGGCCGATGTCCCGATCGAACGGTCGGGGCCGCCAGCGAAGGAACTGGATCATTACAACGCTTGCTTGAAGTGCGTCCGCTATTGGCAACGGAGCGAGAGAGCCTCAGAGAGTCGAAGGAGTGCGTCAGCCCTTACGCAGAAATGACACCAGCAGCGAATGAATCCGCTGTTAAAATGCCGGCATGACAACAGGGAAGGTCAAGGCGCGCGCACGGACGCGCCCCGCAGATAGTGCGAAGGAAGCGTACGGCCGCTGGGGTTTGACCAGGGATGCGCGCGACGGACCGTCGCGCCTGCTCCGCGGCGGCCGTAAACGGGTGCCGGCGTACACTGCAGAGGATCACGAGCGGGACATCAAAGACGGTGTCGCCCTGCTGCCGCGCCTTGCCTACTCGTGCCCGCGCGATCGGCCCGAGCGCAACTGCCGTGGCCCATTCGAAGTGCCGGCGTCATACCTGGTCCAGTGGCATCAGCGCCTTGTGCACGAACCGCGCAAGCCGACGGCGAAGCATCCCAACCCACTGCCCCGCCGCGAAACCACCCTCTCCAAGTTCATCTGCTTCGACTGCTACCTATGGCTCTTCCAGGTCGATCGATGGCGCTTCGCCGCCGAGCATGGTCAGTACGAGCTCGAGACCGCCTCCCTTGAATGCGCCGTCGTGAAGGACACGAACAAGCTGGCCGACATCGCGGCCGTCGTCGCGCACCAGGTGGAGATGTTCGACCGCGAGGCGCGCGAGCTGGATGAGCTGACCGGCGGCCTGGATGACGAGGTGATTCCCTTCACTCGCGTACACGTTGCGGAAGACGGTTCGATGAAGTCTGAGCGCTACGAGCAGGCGAACCTGCTGGCAAAGGTTCGACATTGCCTTGCCGCGTACGCCCGTGTCACTGGCTTGCTATAGATCCCTCGTTTTCAGGCCTTAAAACCGCGACTATCCGGGTGCTGCCTATGCGCATTTAGGGGACTGTGCGCATTTCCCAGGGTTAAGAGAGAGGGACCCACTTTTTGTCACCGCGCACGAAGCAAGCCCTGGACCTGTTCCGCGACGGGAAGGATGTGCGTGTGATCGCCGAGTTGATGGGCGTCAAGACAAGGCGCCTCCAGGTCCTGCTCCGCCAGGCCGGCATCAGGCGACGGGTCGGCCGGCCCAGTAATCGCAAGCTCGAGTTCGCCAGCGGTGCCCGTTGCGGCATGTTCTGAAAGCCAACCGTGGACAAGATGATCCCCGACGACCGCATGGAACTGCTCATGCGGCTCTCGCCCGTTGTGCCCATCGATGTCGACGTCCTGGTCCGAGGCCTCGGCTGGGTCACGACATCAGAGCGTCCGGACTGGGAACGCTATCACCGCGCGACACATGCGATCGCCGAGATGGATATCGCACTGCGCACCAACCCGACCGGCGACACCCTCATCATCCACCGCGACTCGTGGCCGAAGGCTCAGGACCGAGCCAACTCCTATTACGAACTCATGTACCCCTTCACCCCGCGCGAGGCCTCGCCTCCGCAAAGGAGCTCCGAATGCGCCGCCTGAACTTTGTCTTCTCTCTCGCCATCGCCCTGCTCATGCTCGCTTCGCCTGGCTGTGCTCTCTTTCATCCGGCTCCCGATCGCGCACCGCGAGATGTGATCGCCGACGCCGAACGATCGGTGCAGCGGCTCACGGGTCTGGTGACGGCGCTGTCGCCGCTGATCGAAGATACGACCGTGCGTGAAGCCCTCGCCGTCGCTCTCGACGAAGCCAACGATGCCGTCGCCGATGCTCACGAGCGCGAGGCCCGCGGTGAGGCGCTCGATGATCGCTACCTGGAGGATCGTGTCTGGTCCGTCATCAACCGCGCCATCACGCTCTACACGCAGCACAAGCTCGAGGCGGACCGGAAGGCCGCTGAGAAAGCCTCGGTGTCAAGCGCGCATCCGGCCGTGTCCAATCAACCGGTGCCCTGATGCCGATTCCGATCGACCCTGTCGCCGTCATCGCGTTGCTGAACATCGCCGACCAGATCTACCGCGAGGCGACGCGCAAGCCCGAGCCGAAAACGACGCCCGAGGAAGCCGAGCTACTTCGGGCACTGACTGAAATGCAGGTGGCTGGCGCTCAGTACATCCTGCGAAACCCTCCACAGAAGGCATCATGAGCGCTACACAAACCATCGGCGGCCTCGGCGCTTCTCTCATGACCAGCTACCTGGCCACCACAACGCAGCCGGTGTTTGGCATGGACCCATCCATCGCACTTGCAGGCTTTATCGGATCGGCCATCTCCATCCTGATGCAGAAGAGCCTGGCGACCCGTGAGACATTGCTGATCGCCGTCTGCGGCACTGCCTGCAGCGTGTACGGCACAAGCCTGGTCGCAAGGTGGATGGGCGTCGAAGGTGATGCCCTGGGCACGATCGGTTTGCTGCTGGGCGTGCTCGGCATCTACATCTTTCGCCGAATCTCTGACATCGCGCAGGATCCTCAGCACATCATCGACGCGATCCGCAGCGGCAAGTGGTTTGATTTGCTCAAGACGCAGCCACGTGTCGAACCCCCTGTTGTCCCGCCCACCCTCTAAACCATGAAGTTCAAACCCTTCCTCCTCGTCGCGACACTGTTCGCGGTTGTTTCTGTTGCGCTGGCCGGCCCGATCGACGATCGCCTGGACGCGATCAACCGGGAAGTGGCGGCGATCCGCGCCATTCTCAACCCGCCGGCGACTCCGCCGGCAACGCAACCCGCCACACAGCCGACGCTCCAGCCGGTTCGCGCCGACAACATCCAAGCTGTGCAGGCGGCGATCAACGCCGGCGCGAAGTGGATCCAGACCGCGGGTTTCGATCTGACGGGTGAACTCGACGGCCGCGACGCGCTGATCGAACTGCTGCCGGGCGGCCCGAACTGGAAGCCGGCGATTCAGGTCTTCGGCAACTCGAGGCTCTCCAACGTCAGGATCAAGACGCCTCCCTCGACGTTCAACGCGAAGGGCGAACGTACCGGCTTCTGGAAGGCGATTCAGCTCAGTTCCCGGACTGCGACCCTCGAAAACGTAACGTTCGCGCCCGATACAGGTTTCTGCCTGCACGTCAGCAGCGGCGACACGGAACTGATCAACGTCAATGCCACGACGTTCAGCGAGTATTTCGTGTACCAGGAAGCGGGCAGTTACGTTCGATCGCGGCGATGCAAAGTCGTCGGCGGATCCAAAGCCGAGAGCGTTTATCGAACCAGTGGCGGTCGCTTCCTGCTCGAGGAATGCCTGTTCGACAACAGCCAGGGCGGCAAGGCCGCGCTGCGTGGTGACTGCCCTGCATGGCCTGACGGCTCCCCTGGCGGCGTGGTGCGCAACAGCACCTTCATTGGACAGGTCGGGCTCAACCCGCTCACTGAAGACGATGGCGGCCAGGCGATAGGCATCGACCGCTGGCGCATCGACGGCCAGTGGCTCTATCAGCTTGACGGCGGGATGAAGGCAGAGGCGGTTTCGTTCGCACAGGCGCAGCGTGCTCGAGGCTTCACGCCCTGGGACATCGTTCGCTCGGCCGCGGACAAGTTCATCAAGCCCGCCGAACTCAAGAAGCTGACCGGCCGCGAACGCCTCACCGACAAAGAAATTGATCTGACCATGGCGTTTCGCGCGTCCGAGCTCGGCCGCAAAGCCGTCTTCCTGATCGAGGACAGCACGATCCGCGGAGATCTGCGTCTCAACGCTCGATCGGTCGGAACGATCCGCCGCGCCAGCATCATCGCAGGCGCCACCACGCCGATCAGTGGCGCCAGTCAGACCACCTATCCATGGCCGCTCGATCGCGTCCTCTCGGCCGCCGAGGTTCAGCCGGCGCCGGTAGTGAACTTCGACCTGGTCACGATCGACGGCGGTCAATCGATCGGCATCGACCTCAAGGCGTATCCCGGTCTGAAGTTCAACGCGTCGACCTACAAGGGCACGGCGATCATCGAAGCGGCGCGCAACAACTGAGGACATCCAATGGCATCCAGGCATGGCGGCACATCCGAGAGCGTGAACAGAAACTCTCAGACGCCGCGCCGGCTCGACAACACGTTGCCGGGCGAGATCGACGCATCACAACCGCGATACGACCCGTGCATCGGGCGTTGGATCGTCCAGCGGCCCGGCGTTCCGGGGTTTGAGTTGCATGAACCCAAGGCGGAGGTATCAGAACGATGATTCACCAGGCATTTCGGAAGCCGGCGTTCCTCGCCAACGGCACCACCTACAACCTGCCCGACATGGTGCGAGTCCACATCGATGGCGGGCTGCGCTACAAGGTCAACGGCCGTGAGTACAGCGCATGGGAAGGCGGTTACGACGGCCCGAACGGACCGAAAGACTGGAAGACGCGCTGGCAAGCGTGGGATCCGACCCGGCTCGATCGCTTTTCCGATTCGATCACCGCGCCATACTTCGCGCTCAACGTCGAACACTACGGGCTCAATGGGCTCTCACGGCTCGTCGACATCATCGAACACATCCGCCGGCGACGGCCTGATGTGGCGATCGGCGTATGGTCCCTGCTGCCGAAGTCACTCTTCTGGCCGGTCTATGACTACTCGCAATGGCTCGACTACAAGGCGGGCCGTCCGCACCTGCAGCAAACCGACAAGTGGTGGGCAATCGTCGGACCTGATCGTGAGGTCGCCTTCCGTGCATGGCAGGCGGAGAACGACTTCGCTGCTCGAAAGCTTGTGCCCCACGTCGATTATCTCATGCCATCCTGCTACCCGGTGATCGAACCCACGCAGGAGCTGATGTGGACAGCGGCCCGTGAGCCTGAGTTGTCGATCGCCGAGTGTCGACGCGTCGCGCCTCACCTGCCGGTGATCGCCAGCTACTACGCCTACATCTCTTCGGCTCAGCGTGTCGCGTCGCCGCTGCTCACCAAGACCATCCTTGACGCGATGAGAGCCGCGGACCACCGCGTGATCTGGGGCGACCAGAACACGCCGCAAGCGGTTGTCGCTGATGCCGTCGCCGCTCAAACCGCTCAGTCCACTTCGGAGTCCTAATGCAGAGCAACGCTTCCGGCATCATCGGGTTGCGGCCCTGGCTGTACGCCCCGCTGAACGAAACCAGCGGCACGGCCATCGCCGACGCGAGCGGCAACGGATCCACCGGCACGTACCTCAACGGCGTCACGCTGGGCAATGCCGGCACGCCGATCGCCGGCGTGGCCGAGAACGGCCCGACCTTCGGCGGCGGCACTCAGTTCGCAAACATCGCCATGCGCAGCGGCTTCTTCACCGAGGCGATCGCGAACGGCGGATTCGCGTTGTCGTTCTGGTTCAAGGCGGCGAGCGGCATCGGGCCCGTGCTCGGCTTCAACGCCGGCGGTCAGCAACTCTCCATTGCCCGTCACAGCGGCATTGCCGAGTTGTTCCAGGTGTCGCTGACCTCGCCGACCTCCGGGCAGACGGTTTGCAGCGACGGCTGGGACATGACCGGGCTGTCCAGCCTGGTCGACAGCGCCTGGCATCACGTTTATCTCGGCTGCAACTTCGCGGGGCCTGGCTGGTTCTGCGCGATCGATAACACGCCACGCGGCCGGTGGAACGGCTCGGCGGGCGTCTACACGCTCAATCCGGCGCTGCTGGTGAATCCGACGACGCCACTGGGCATTCAAGGCGTGGCGACCGGCTCGACGACGGCGACCAACATCCAGCCTGGCTCCATGATGCACCTGGCGCTCTACACGCGGCTGCTCAAGGTCAGCGAGTGGCGCGAGCTCTACGAGGCCGGCCCATACATTCGGCGGCCGTTCTGGCGTGTGCCCAAGGTGTTCACGCTCTCGCCCTCGATCTGGCAATCCATCGGCCGGCGGATGCGTTCCGAGCGTGTGGAAGAGCACCGCTTCAGCGACTCGACGAACACCATGCCGGGCGGACAGGGAGCGGTCGTGTTGCCGGTCGAGCAGTCGATCTTGCGGGCGCTCACCGGTACACAGTCGCCGGCATCGCAGTGGATCGGCGACAACTCCTCAGACGGCCTGGGGATCCGCCCCTGGCCGCACATCTGGACCAACGTCACGACGACGGCCAACGTGCCCCCGGGCATAAAGGTGCATGAGTCGGTGAGCGGCGGCAACCCGTACACGGTCTACTTCGACGTCGTCGGGCTCTCCAACGCCTCGATCGAGGTCAGCGCCGCCAACCATGGCGAAACGCTTGTGCCGTCGCGCATCACCTTCGAAGTGATCGCGCAGAAGAAGTCGGGCAGCGGCGCGCTCAACCTGACCGCCCTCGGCGCGAACGTGCCGTTTCAGTACGCCGGCGAGACGCGGCAGGTGATTCGCGCGACCGCCGAAATGTTCTCGGCCGCGGAGCTGACCAACGCCGACGGCTCGTATCTGAAGAAGGCCGTCACCATCGAAACGGCCGGCTACGCGAACTGCACCTTCCAGCTTTCCTATGTGAGTGCCGGCGCGATCGTCGCCGCGGTCAGGGCTTACGACCCAGACAAGCCCGGCCGGGCGCTCTCGACCTTCTCGGCCGGCGGCTACACCGCGGCCTCATTCGTCGCCAACCACAACAGCTGCGGGCCGCTCCTCCAGGCGATCGGCGCTCCGGACTATGTGTCGATCAACCTTGGCACGAATGATGAAGCGCAGAACAACTCATCGAGCACCTACAAGACAAACCTGCTGGCGCTAATCGCCAACCTCCGCACCAAATACGGCGTGTCGACGCTGCCAGTGCTGCTCTTCTCGCATCCTGTTCGCGCCAATGCGACGACGGCGCAGATGATCGCCAGCAACGAGTACGCGTCCGTGCTGTATGAGATCTGCCAGGCCGATCCTTACTGCGCGATGATCAATGTCCGGCTCGTGCTGGTCGAGGACGGCTGGGATCACGCCAACAGCACCTACACGGCCACAGCCTGGGCAGACGCGACGTCCTACGCGGTTGGCAACGTTCGCTCAATCGTCGTCAATTCGACCACGAATGAGACCTGGATCTTCGAAGCGATCACCGCGCACACGTCATCGGCGTCGAATCGTCCACCGAACGCCACGAACTGGAAGCAGAAAGCGCAGTGGTACTCCGACGGCACCCACTGGAGCCGTATCGGCGGCGCGCTCGTCGGTGGCGCTGTCGGCAGCCTCATGGGGCAGCTCTTCGGTGACGTATCGGGTGCACTCAGCGGCGGCGGCGGATCCGGCATCAGCGGCGGCGCTGTCTGGCTTTCAACAGGTACAGGATTGGCGGTTTGATATGACCAACATCAGCGAAATCGAGGGGCACCTCGGCAAGCGAATCATCACGGAAACGTTTACGGCCGGTGGCTATCAGGAGGTCATCCGCTACCAGCCACCGGTGGGCAACAAGATGCTGCGCGTTCGCGGCCTGGTCACCGGTAGCGACTTGACCGGCCTGAAGCTCACCAAGCGGATCACGCCCGAGGGTGTCGATTCGGATTTCCTGGTCGACGCGGATCTCGACACGCCCTTCGCGCTGCTGCCCTGGTCCAGCAAGTTGCCGGCTGGCCCGAGCCTCTACCTGACGCCGGCGGGCAGCTACTTCGAGTTCATGGTCGACCTGAGCGGCATTTACGAAATCGGCATCAGCGTGAAATCCGCTGGATCCGGCAACGTGGCATTCGAACTGGCAATTTAAACATGAAGAGCATCACCGACATCCTCGCTGAGAACCCGGCCGCATCCGACGCCGAGATCCTCGCCGCGATCGACGACTCACGCGCTTATCGCCGCGTGCCGGTTGCCACGGTCAAGCTCTGGTTGCTCGCCGAAGATCTCATCGGTCCGCTTTACGTGGTACGCGACACGACCGCAGATCTCCTGGTGAAGGGCGGCTTGTCGGAGTTTCTCGCCGGCATCACGCTTTTCGAATCACTGGACGCAACCGACGACCAGATCCTCACGAAGGCGCTCACGCTCGCCGCCGGGCTCCAGGCCGCAAATGTGATCACCGGCGAGCAATACGCGGCGTTCGTCGACCTGCTCAAAGAGCCGATGCCGGTGACGCAAGCCGACGTCGACCAGTATCGACGCGCTCAGCTCGTGGCTTCGCACGTCGCCGCGGCCGGCAACGCGATCGCGGACGCCAACGCGTTCATCGGCGCGGCTCAGGACTGGGTGAGCACGGGTACGGGCGAGATGCCGACGTGGGGGGATGAAGAGTAATGTCCATCACTCGCGTCCAATCCAAGACGGCGAACACCGGCGGGAGCCTCACGTTCTCGTCGACGCTCGTCTTCGACGCATCGCCCGCGGCCGGCAACATCCTCGTGATAGCGATCGCCAGTCTCGCGGCCGCCACGCCGGTGATCCCCACATCGGCGAACACGACATGGGTCACAATGCAAGCCAACGGCGGCAGCTCCACGCTCTGTACGCTCGCAATAGGTTTTCCTCGCGCCAGCGCCGGCGCGACGGTGACAGTGCTGCATGGAGGCGGCGGTCTGGCGCTGGCCGGTGCAGAGTATGCTGGTCTATCTCCGCTATCGTTTGATGTGCTTGCGTCGGCAGTGGGATCATCCACGTCGGCCGCCAGCGGATCGACGCCGACGACCTCGGTGGCAGATGAGCTATGGATCGGCGCGATTTCGGCGCGCAATACGCCAACATTTTCGAGCCCAACTAATAGTTTTGGCATCGTCGGCCAGACCGTGACGAGCATCGGCACGACCAACGATCGATCGGTTGCGCTCCTGGAGCGGATTGTCACGAGCACCGGCACTGCAAACGCGGGCGCGACCCTCTCAGGTACGAATAACTGGGCGGCGATCGCCGCAACGTTTTCCGCAGTCGCGAGCGGTGGCGGCCTCATCGGCGGCGGCAACCTCAGCGGGGGACTGCTGTGACCGAAGTATTCAAAGGCGCAACCTCGCAGAGCTTCATGTTCGAGCTCGTCGACTCCACAACCGGACTGCCTAAGACCGGGATTGTCTATACCGACGTCACCGCGTCTTACGCCCGCACGCGCAGTGCCCGCGTCGCGATCACGCCGGCCACGCTCGCGAGCGCGTCCTCGTCCTACTCGAGCGGCGGCTTCATCGAGGTCGACGCCACCAACCAGCCGGGCCTCTACCGCGTCGACGTGCCGAACAACGCGTTCGCGAGTGGAGCGGAGGAAGTGGTCGTCACGATCAAGGCGACGGGGTGCCGCACGCAAAGCCGCGGCTTCACGCTGGTCGACTGGAATAAGCAGGTTGCGGCGATCCCCAACGCCGCGGCGAACGCGTCCGGCGGACTCCTCACGTTCGGTACCGGAGCCGGACAGTTCAATCCGAGCGGCGGTAGTGTCCTCCTCTCGGCGGCCGCGGTGCAATCGATCTGGGATGCGCTCACCTCGGCGCTGACAACCAACGGATCGATCGGCAAGCTCGTGTCGGACATCTTTGCGCGGCTCGGCGCTCCGGCCGGCGCAAGCCTCGCCGTCGACCTGGCAGCGATCCTTACCGCCATAGGCACACGCGCGGCTCCGGGCTCCGCAATGACGCTCACAAGCGGAGAGCGCACAGCGATCGCCAACGCGGTAGAGGCTGAGATCATCGACGAGACCGACAGTGAGAAGGTCCTGACGGCGATCACCAACAAGATTGCCTCCGTCAATCCGGACCTGGGCGGGCTCACGGTCGGCGCGATCGCTTCGGCGGTGCTTACGGCGATGTCCGACTACTTCAAGATTTACGACTCCGACACGATCGGAAAGAAGCTCATCGGGGCGCAGCTTGAGGAAACAGAGTTCGGAATCTCGACAGCCTCGCTCAACTCGATCGGCGCGTTGATCACGGCGCTAGGGGCGTCGATCGACGGGAAGGACTTTGCAACCGTCGGTACCAAGCTCGCAAGCATGATCGAGTTCGTGGCGGCGGTGAATCGATTCAAAGCATCCGCGGTCTCGCAAGTGCCGGCCGGTGGTGGTGGTGGTGGTGGTGATGGTGCGACAGCGGCTCAGGTGTGGGCGCATCCGGATCGAACGCTCACCAGCTTCCCACCCACCATGCAGGCCGCTACACCTCACCCTGGTGTCGGGCTCTTCCTGCCGGGCGCTCGGCTCGAGGGCGGGCCCGTCAGCTATCGCGGCTCATCACTTGCGGGATCAACGATAAGCCTTCGCGCCCGTGTTGTTGGCACCGATGGCGACTGGATCCAGCAAGCGGACGTGTCGGCCGTCGAGTCGATCGTCGTCAACCTGCAGGATGCATCGGACACGGATACCGATAGTCACACGGTTGCTGACGTTGTGTTCGATGAGCTCCGGGCGGACGGCACCTGGACGGAGGACAGCGTCGGCTACAACGTCGCCGTCGACATCGACGGCGATCGCCTGCCAGCAGCCGGAACCGCTTATCGCGTCACGCTGACGCTCACGACGGCCGCAGGCCCGATCAAGACACTCTGGGAAATCCAGACAACGGCATCCTAATGGCAATGAAAGCACAGAGCCTGCTGCCCAAACGAACGCAGCGTGAGCCCGATGTGCGCCCGTCAGCCCGCAAGCGTGGCTATGACGCTCGCTGGGACGCGTTCGCGAAGAGCTTCCTACGCAAGCACCCGTTGTGCGTCGACTGCTCGCGTGAGGGCCGAGACGAGCCCGCAACGCAGGTCGATCACATTGTGCCGCTGCGAGAGGCACCGAAGCGTAAGTTCGACCCGACCAACCTGCAGGGCCTTTGCAGGCCGCATCACACGATCAAGACCAGGGCGGGACGATGAACACGACACGCGCCCGCATGCGAGCCCGAGCCCGCCAAGCCCCTCGTGGAGGGGGTATGGGGGTCAAAAAGCTGCGATCGTTTGATCGCCGGACCGCCCGTGAAATGCCGTCATTTTTCGCGCCGAATTGCGCTAGTACCCTATGAGAGGCAGAAAACCACAACCGAAGTCGGGCGGCGTGACCGCTGTTGATTTCGGATTCCCGCCCCCGCCTGCCGGCATGACGCCGGCGGCGCGCGTCGAATGGCTTCGGATCGGCGCGCAGATGGGTGACCAGCTCATCAACCGTCTGGATGAAGCGGTACTCGAGGCCTACTGCGAGACGCGCGTGCGCGTCCGGAAGCTGAACCGGGCGATCGGGAGAATGAAGACGATCGTGTCGACCAACAAAAAGACCGGCAACAAGATGGCAAGCCTGCTGGTGTCGCAAGTCGCAAAGCAGGAAGCGCATCTCTCAAAGCTGGCCAGCGAACTCGGGCTGACGCCGATCAGCCGAACACGCGTTGCCGCCACGGCAGCCGGCGAATCGAAGGAAGTCACGCTCGCCGACATGATCAAGAATCGTCCGCAACCGATGAGGATTGCCAAGTGAAAGACCTGCTCGAAGGGATCGAGTGCGATCCCATCACGCGTGCATGGGTGCGCAACGCATCGGATGTCGCTGCAGTGAGGGCGGGATGCTTTTTCGACCTCGCCGCGGCCGAGTACGTGCGGGACTTCCTCCAGTCGATGCTAATGCTCCCGCCAACGCAGGCCGAGCAGGAGCGACTGCTTGCCGCCGGCGAGAAAATCGAGGCCAAGCCGTTTCGTGTGCTCGATTGGCAATGGCTCTACGTGATCGCGCCGCTATTCGGCTGGAAGCGCAAGAACGGGTTTCGGCGGTTCCGCCGCGGCTACCTCAGCATTGCGAAGAAGAACGGGAAAACGGGACTCGCTGCCGCCCTCTCGATCTTCATGCTGACTGGCGATGGTGAACCAAGCCCGGAGATCTACACGGTGGCGGGCTCGCGCGACCAAGCATCTATCTGCTACGGCGATGTCGCCACGATGGTGAAAGTCTCGCCGAAGATCCAGGACGCGCTCACCGACCTGGAGAGTAAACGAGAGATCCGGTGCAACCTCGAAACGGGTGGTGAGTATGCCGCGCTCGCGTCGGACGCGAGCAACAACGAAGGGTATAAGCCACATTTCACGGTGTATGACGAGCTCCACACCGCGAAGGGTAGGAAGCTTTTCGATGCAATGCTCTACGGCGGCGCCAGTCGGCCGCAGTCCCTGCTGCTCACAATCACCACTGCCGGCGACGGTGCAGATGCCGAGCACATCTGCCGCGAACAGTACGACTATGCGAAGAACATCATCAAGGGCCTAGCGATCGACATCCAGTTCTTCGCCTGCATCTTCGAGGCTCCGGAGAAGTGTGAGCTCGATGATGTCGAAGCGATCAAGGCCGCCAACCCGAGCGTTGGTGAGACGATCGACCTCGACGAGGTTCTCGCCGCGGCCAATGAAGCCAAGATCACGCCCGGTGGTGAAGCTCGCTTCCGCCGTTACCGGCTCAATCAGTGGGTCAGCAACGCCGAGGCTTGGCTCACCGATCTGCTGTGGATTGCGCTGCCGGCAGATCTGACGATTGACGAGCTGGCCGGCTGCGACGGCTTCGGTGGCTTGGATCTGAGCTCAACGGATGACCTATCTGCGTTCTCGATCCTCATCCCGCCAAAGGACCCGGAGCGCGGCATTTTCGACCTGTGGGTGCGCTTCTACTGCCCCGAAGACAACATCATCCAGCTTGAGCAGAAGCACCGCGTGTCCTACACGGCCTGGCGTCGAGATGGCTGGATAAAGGCATTGCCCGGATCAGTGATCGACTACCCGCAGATCCGACGCGACGTGATGTCCTACGCCGAGACGATCAACCTCGTGAAGCTCGGAATCGATCGTGGTTTCCAGGGACAGGAGACCGAGTCAGCGTTGATTACAGCGTTCTCAGAGTTGCCGAAATATGCCGGCAAAGAGGTCGTTCATCCTGTCGGCGCCGGCTGGGTGAGCCAGAGTGAGCCGATCAAGTTCATCGAGAAGCTCGTGAAGTCGAAGCGACTGCGCCACAACGGCTCTCCCGTCTTGAGGTGGAACGCACTTAATGCCGTGGTGAAGAAGGATGAAAAGGACGGCTTCTCGCTAACCAAGAACAAGCGTCGCGCAAAAATCGACGGCATCGCCGCCACGGTCAGCGCAGTGCATTGCTACCTCTTCACGCGTGCTCCCAAAAAGAGCGTCTACGAAGGCCGCGGCATCCGCGTTTTCTAAAATGAAATCATTCATCTCGCGCCTATTCGGTCGGGCACGTAACAGTGGCTTGATCGATGACATCCTGCGCCGATGGCGGATCGGCGGCGCCACCCAGGCGGGCATCGACGTCACTCCTGATACGGCGATGCGTTGTGCGGCCGTCTATGCCTGCGTTCGGGTGATCGCCGAGTCACAGGCTCAGCTGCCGCTGTTCGTCTACAAGCGTCGCTCGGACGGCGGCAAGGAACGCGTTCGCGATCACCCCGTCAGCCGGCTGCTCAGTCAGAAGCCGAATGCATGGCAGACTCCTTTCGAGTTCCGCGAAATGATCAGCGGGCACCTGAGCCTGCGAGGAAACGCGCTCGTCTTCATCAACAAAGTGCGCGACACACCTTTTGAACTAATCCCGCTGCGGCCCGGTTCGGTTGAGATTGAGCAGCTCCCCGACTACTCGCTCCGCTACTGGCACACCAACGCCAAGGGCGACCGCAAACCGCTTCCTCCCCGCAGCGTTCTGCATATTCGGGGCTTGTCCTCAGACGGCATCAACGGAATCACGCCGATCACCGCTTACCGCGAATCCGTCGGACTCTCTCTGGCCACCGAGAAGCACCAGGCAAAGAGCTTCGCGAACGGCGCAAGATTCCGTGGCTACCTGAAGCATCCCACCGAGCTGAGTGCGGCTGCCGCCGAGCGGATGAAGAAAGAATTCGACCAGATGCACGGCGGCGACAACGCGTACGCGACACCGCTTCTCGAGGACGGTGTCGACTGGGTTAGCGCCGGGATGAATGACAGTGACGCGCAGACGATCGAGACCCGCAAGCTCGCACGATCAGACATCGCCAGCATCTTCCGCGTGCCTCCGCACATGATTGGAGATCTCGACCGAGCCACGTTCTCCAACATTGAAGAGCAGAACATCCAATTCGCCGCGGCGGCGCTCGCGCCGGCGTGCTGCCGCATCGAGCAGGCCATCGCTCGTGATCTCCTGACCGACAAGGAACGCGACGAGTACTTCGTCGAGCACACGCTCGACGGGCTGCTGCGCGGCAACACATTGGCCCGGTACCAGGCCTACAACCTCGCCGTCAACGGCGGCTGGATGAACCGCAACGAGGTTCGAATGCTAGAGAACCGCAACCCTGCGGAAGGTCTCGATGAGTTCCTGACGCCGCACAGCATGCGCGACGTGTCGAATGATCCGGACATGAAACCGCCCAAGGAAAAAACAGATGAGAAATCTCCCCCTGCCCGTGCCGGCAATCGGCAACCGACTGCCGCGGCCGCTTAATCGCGACCCGAAAGCCAAGGTCGACCTGCGGATCACGAACACCGCGGCCGACACGACCGAGATCATGATTTACGACGAGATCGGCTATTGGGGCATCGACGCGAAGACGTTCATTGATGAACTAAAGAACATCACCACGCCGAAGATTGTGCTGCGCATCAACTCACCAGGCGGTGACGTCTTCGACGCGGCCGCCATGTACAACGCACTCAAGCGCCACCCGGCGCAAATCTCAGCCACCGTTGACGGCATCGCGGCCTCGGCCGCGTCGTGGATCCCGCTTGCCGCGGAAACCGTCTCCATGGGCCGCGGCTCCTACATGATGGTTCACAATGCCATGGGATTTGGCTGGGGTTACGCCAAGGACCTGCGCTCGACCGCCGACATCCTGGACAAGCTCAGCAAAGGGATCGCGGAGCTTTATGCGAGCCGATCCGAAAAGAGCGTCGAGGACTGGCAGGCGCTCATGGATGCCGAAACGTGGTTCAGCGCATCCGAGGCCGTCGACGCCGGTCTCGCCAATGACGAGATCGACGCCCCACCCATCGAAAACAAGTTCGATCTGTCGCAGTTCGGCAATGTGCCCGACGAGCTGCGTAAACCGCGATCGCCTCGCGACGTTGAGAATGCCCTGCGTGACGCAGGTATCTCCCGTAACGATGCGAAAGCTGCCGTTTCCAAGCTGAAGGACGAAGCCCGGCGCGATGCCGATGCGGACGTCTGGAACGCGATCGGCGAAATGGCCAAGGGCTTTCAGTCCATCAACGAAGCACGCAAAACGGAGCAGATATGAAAACACGTTACATGAACGCGGCGATGCTAGCCGCTGTCGCCGCGGCCCCCATCTTTGACCTGGTCAATGGATTTGACCTCTCTCAGATCCCCCGCGGATCCATCTTCAACGACGGCAAGTCGAGCGATCCAAAGGAGATCCTCAACGAGCTGCAGACCACCTTCAACGCCTTCAAGATCGAGAACGACAAACTGCTCGAGCAGGTGAAGAAGAATGGCACGGAGAGCGCTACCACTCGCGATAACGTGGAAAAGCTCAACACCAAGATCACCGAGCTGCAGAACAAGCTCGACGAGGAAACCAAAGCCAACAAGGCAAACGAGGCCGCCATCAACCGGATCACGCTGGGTGGTGCCGGCAGCGAAGGAGCGGAGAACTCGGCCGAGGTGCGAAAGCACATCAACGCCTTCAACAAGCTCACCGGCAAGAAGCTCGACGCCGAGGCGTATGAAAACTTCAAGAAGGCGCAAAATGAGTACTGGCGCCTTGGCGAGAAAAAGCTCGGCGGCGAGACGCTCAACGTCCTGTCGGTGGCTGCCGATGGCGATGGCTACCTCGTCTCGCCTGATATCTCCGGCCGGATGATCAAGAAGGTGTACGAATCCTCGCCGCTGCGCGAGCTGGCGGCCGTGCAGAACACCTCCAAGCCATCCGTCGAAGGCATCTACGACAACGATGAAGTAACGGTCGGCTGGGTCGGTGAGGATGACAGCACGGCGCGCGATGCCGAAACCGACACCGCGGACCTGGGCGGCTGGGAACTGAAGGTTCACGAGATGTACGCTCAGCCGCACGCAACCCAGAACATGCTCGACGACGCGGATTTCGACGTCGAAGCGTGGCTGGGTGACAAAGTCGGCGCGAAGCTGGGTCGCACGGAGGCGACGGCATTCGTCAGTGGCAACGGAGTCAAGAAGCCGCGCGGTATCTTGAGCTACACCAATGTCGCCAACGCGAGCTTCACCTGGGGCAACATCGGCTTCGTGGTGACCGGCGCGGCGACGACCTTCGCGAGCAGCAACCCGGCCGACGTGTTGTTTGACGCCGAGGACGCACTCAAGCAAGCCTATCGAGAAGGCGCAGCCTGGCTGATGGCTCGGTCGACCGCCACGAAGATCCGCAAGTTCAAGGATGGCCAGGGCAACTACCTCTGGCAGCCCTCCATCCAGGTCGGGCAGCCGGCCACCCTGCTCGGCTACCGCCTGGCTCTGGGTGAGGACATGCCGGCAACCGGTTCGAACGCGTTCCCGATCGCCTTCGGCAATTTCAAGGAGGCGTATCAGATCGTCGATCGCCAGGGCATCCGCGTCCTGCGCGATCCGTTCACGAAGAAGGGCCGCGTGAAGTTCTACACCACCAAGCGCGTTGGCGGTGGCGTGATCAACTTCGAGGCGCTCAAGCTGATCAAGTGCTCGACCTGATCGATCGCGGCGGCGGCGCGAGGGAGGGCGCCGCCGCTGCTTCTTTCCTCCCCTGTTCTGTTACTGACCCTGATTTTCACTGGGAGAACCCCATGTATCGTAAGCCTGTAGATTTCTCGCAAGTTCCGGCGGTCGGGCCCATCGTGCTCTCCGCTGATCCCACGCCCGTCGCCGTCGATCTGCTCGGATGCAACTCCGCGTCGATCCAGATCGCCGTTGGCGTCGGCGGCATCACTTTCAGCGGCACCAACAAGATCGAGTTCAAAGTCACCCACAGTGATGATGATTCGACCTACTCCGATGTGACCTCGTCGGATGTGATCCTCGGCGATAACGCCGATACCACTGTGGGAACGGGCGGCATTGTTCGCTCGCTCATCGCCGCGCACGCCGCGGCGACGGTTGCCCGCGTGGACTACATCGGCGCCAAGCGTTACCTGAAGATCCTTCCGGACTTCAGCGGAACGCATGGCACCGGCACGCCGATCAGCGTCACGGTCATCAAGTCCCGCCGCGACCTGAAACCTTCCTACTAACCAGCAGCGTGCCGCCCCCGGGACCGGGCGGCGCCCCGTTGGAA